GGGGTTAATGACGAGGATCAGACAGAGTTTTTTCATACGCCTACTAGTTTCGGCCCTAAAGCCAAGCTAATGACTCTTCAACAAGTACGTGACATGTTTAAAGATGATGAGGAAAAGGCTTCGCCACTAAGCAAGCAAGTTGATGGAGATCACTACAAAAAGCTAAAGATCCAGCCAGTAGAATACAATCACGCAAATAACATCCCGTTTATCGAAGGATGCATTATCAAGTATGCGACAAGATGGAGAGGTAAGGGCGGGATTAAAGATTTGGATAAAATTATTCACTTTGCAGAGCTTCTAAAAGAGCTTGAGACTAAAGCAAGTGATAAATAAATCAACATGCTGTAATGCGCCTTTTGCATTATTCAGATCAAACAATATAAAAATGTGCGACGAATGCAAGACAGAATACGCTTGGTTTTTAAATAAAGGCCAGAAGCCATTGATTACAAGCAGTCGGGATAAGTCTAGCTACACAGCAGAAAATAAGACTTAAAGTGCCCAAACTAAAATGCACAGGATGCAAAGAAAGGTTTGACAAGGAATCAATGATATCGCTTCCAGCGGGTAAGTTTCACTCAATGGAATGCGCTATTGATTACTCAAGGCAGAAAGCACAAAAGACGATAAAAAGAAAAAAGGCTGTCAAGGAAAAAGAGAGCAGGGCAAAGTCAAGGGCCGATAAGAATAAGGTCAAAAGTTACTCAGCGAAAATGTCAGAACTGCAAGACGTGTTTAACGAGCTAAGAAGATATGAAGAGTTTCTATGGTTTCACGAAAGAGGGCTAGAGCCTTACTGTATATCCTGCCTAAAGCCGCTAGGTAATGATCAGTGGTGTTGCGGGCATTTTAGGACTGTAGGTGCTAGGAGTGATTTAAGATTCGACAAGAGAAATACTTATCTACAGCATAATGTAAGATGTAACCGTCACTTATCAGGTGACGTAGAGAATTACAAGAAAGGACTGGCACACAGATTCGGAGAAGATGAAGCTAAAGAAATAATAAGCTACACTTCGATAAGGCAGGAAGTTAAAAAGATATCAGACGAAGAAATAAGAGAATTAAAAAAGCAATGGCGCACTAAGGTGCGAGAGATTAAGAAAACACTGGGAGAGTGAGAAATGATTTACATAGCAAGTCCATATTCAAGCGACATCAAAAGCGTCTTGGTTGACAGATACAATAAAGCTGTAGATTTTACAGCGGCAATGATGGAAAGCGGGTTTACTGTATTTTCGCCTATTGTCCATGGTCACGCCATTTCTGTAGCGAAAGAACTGCCAAGTGATTATATGTTTTGGCAAAAGCAATGTGAGGACATATTAAGCTTAAGCGACGCTATGTTTGTATTGATGATTGATGGCTGGGAATCGTCAAAAGGTATCAGCGAAGAAATACAGATGTGTGCAAGTATAGGCATTCCTATATACTACTACTCTGCTATAGGCAATGAATACAAGCTAGAAAATACAACAGGGTTATGCGATGTCATGTAGTGATGGCGGTAAGGTCTTAGAGGGTTGTAGATGGAAATAAAACAGGTAAAAGTAAACGATCTAATACCGTATGTGAATAACAGCAGAACTCACAGCGAAGATCAAGTCTCACAGATAGCCGCAAGCATTAAAGAGTTTGGGTTTACTAATCCAGTGCTTGTTGATGGTGAAAACGGAATTATTGCTGGTCATGGCAGGGTTCAAGGCGCTAAAAAGCTAGGCATGGACACTGTTCCAGTTATTGAGTTATCGCACCTGTCTAGTGCTCAAAAGAAGGCGTATATCATTGCTGATAATAAGTTGGCTTTAAATGCTGGCTGGGATGACAGTATTCTGTCTATTGAGCTAGAAGAGTTAGACGGTTTGGATTTTGATCTCAGCTTGCTTGGTTTTGATGATGACGAATTAAAAGCACTATTAGAGCCTGAACAAGTTGAAGGTTTAACTGATGAGGATGCTGTGCCAGAAGCGCCAGAAACGCCAGTAAGCGTATTAGGTGATATTTGGATTCTTGGTAATCATAGGTTGATGTGCGGAGACAGCACAAACATTGATGATGTTGAGAAGTTAATGGATGGGGGTATGGCGGATCTGCTGCATACTGACCCGCCTTACAATGTAGATTACTCTAATGCTGATAGGCCAAAGGCAAGCAAAACAGATCTAGGCAAGATCAAAAATGACACGATGAGCGACAAAGAATTCTACGACTTTCTGAAAGAATTTTATTCTTGCGCATTCTCAGTCATGAAAGACGGCTCTAGTGCGTATATATGGCACTCAGATCGTGAGACGGTTAATTTTAAAAGCGCGGCTGTAGACTCTGGTCTTTCCTTTGCTCAGACAATAATCTGGAGGAAGCCTATGCTTCTCAGTCGCACCAGATACCAGTGGGCGCACGAGCCTTGTTTATTTATGACCAAGGGTTCTCCATTCTTTACTGATGACAGAACAAAGACAACTGTTTGGGATTTTGGCGGGTACGATAAAAGCAAGAATATGCACCCAACCCAGAAGCCGTTTTTTATTCCAGAGGAAGCCATTAATAATTCAAGCAAGCAAGGATCAAATGTGCTTGATTTGTTTGGTGGGTCAGGGTCTACATTGCTGGCATCTGAAAAGTTAGGGCGAAATGCATACTTGATGGAGCTAGACGAGAAATACGTTGATGTAATCATTAAGCGCTGGCAAGACTTCACGGGCAAAGAAGCTGTTCACGCTGAAACAGGCGAAACATACAACGAGATGGTCAACCGGTAATGGCTAGACCAAGAAAGACGCTAACAGAAGAGCAGATCGTCCAAGTCGAAAGTCTTGGCGCTGTTTTATCAATCGAGCAAATAGCTGATTATTTTGGAATGAGTAAGGTTACTTTTTACGAGATAATGGAGAGACAGCCAGAAGTATCTGTACGCTATAAAAAAGGCAAATCGAAAGCAATCGGTACTGTTGCCCAAGGGCTGCTTAAAAAAGCAAGAGACGGCGATACAGCAAGCGCGATATTCTATTTAAAAACTCAAGCTGGATGGAGGGAGAAAGATGATTCGCCATCTAAAGGCGGCGCTAACATTGCGGATGCTCTTTACGACTTAATCAACAAACTGCCGAGCTAATGAATACAGGTAATCTAGTCTTAGATAGGCAGCTAAAGCGATGGTATAAGTTGAAAGATCACCCTGTACAGCTTGAGCTTGTAGATGCTGTAAGTGAAGGTATAAGGTTTCCACTTGTCCCTGCTGGGCGAAGGTCAGGAAAGACGGAAAGGTTTAAGCGCTCATTGACTAAGTACGCTATGACTGTCAAAGGGCAATACTTCGCAGCGGCACCCACTCACGATCAAGCAAAGAAAATATTCTGGCAAGATTTAAAAGATTTTACTTTGTCAGCTTCTCACGAAAAAAGGCCAAGCGAATCAGATCGCATCATATATTTACCGAACGGGTCAGAAATTCATGTCATAGGACTTGATAAGCCTCAACGAATCGAAGGTATTCCCTGGATGGGTGGCGGGATAGATGAGTTCGCAGATATAAAGCCCGCAGCATGGGAAGCAAATATATACCCCGCTTTGAATACTGTTCATCCAGAAAGACCTGATTATTTAGCGTGGTGCTGGCTTCTTGGCGTTCCTGATGGTTTGAATCATTACTATGATCTATGCCAGAAAGCTGAAACAGGAGAAAGCGACGAGTTCAAAGTATTTCACTGGATGACAGAAGAGATATTTCCGGAGATGGCCGCAAAAGCTAAAGCGGTCATGTCAGAGCGTCAGTATAACCAAGAATTTAGAGCCGCGTTTGAAACGGCTACAGGCCGAATATACGAAAACTATAGCAAAGAAAACCACACAAGCAGAACAATACAGCAGCACGAGCAGTTGATATGGATGCACGATCAAAACTACACGCCTTTGTCGAGTGCTGTTGGCGTGCGTGATGGTGACGACATCTACCTGCTAGACGAGATAGTTTTATTATCTGCCGTGTCTAAGCAATCTGCCATGGAATTTATTGAAAAGTTCAAAGGCCACGAGAACAAAAATGTCTTGCTTTATGGTGACGCTTCAGGAAAGAAAGGCGAGAAGCATGGGCATGAGTCAGATTACACAGACATCGAAAACACATTAAAGGCTAACGGCTGGAAAGTTCAAAGACGCATCAAGACTAAGAACCCAGCAATTAAAGACCGTCAAAACGCTGTCAGGGCCAAGATTAAGCCGGCAGAGGGCAAGCCAAGCCTGTTTGTCAACCCCGTTAAGGCTAAATGGTGCGATAAAGGCCTAAGTACGGTACAATTGAAAGGTGGATCGACATTCCAAGAAGATGATACTAATCAATATCAACACATAACTACGGCGATAGGCTATATGATAGATTACGAGTTTTCAATACACAAAGCAGCTAAAAACTTAGGCGTGAGGTACGGATATGGCTATTAGTGATCAGCATAAAGATTACAAAGCAAACATAAAACAATGGCGAAAGAACCGTGCTGTAGTCAAAGGGTCTGAATCAGTTAAAGCGCTTAAGAAGGATGTATTGCCGATACCAATGTCTGATGAGCTGCAAAGCACTGATAGCAAGCAATATAAAGCCTATATTGAGCGGGCCAACTTTGTAAACTTCACTGGCTCAACGGAAGAAGGCATGCTGGGGATGGTGTTTAGAAAACCCATTCATGCAAAACTACCAAATACAGTCGAGTATCTGATTAACAACACTGATGGCGGCGGTATGTCGTTAGACCAGAAAGCGCGCGAACTGATCGTTGATGAGTTAGAAACCGGTCGCGGCGGCTTGCTTGTTGATTTTCCGAAATCAAGCGCTGGATTAAGCAAAGCTCAGGCTCAAGCACTAAACCTACAAGCAAGGATTGTTCTATATAAAGCGGAAGATATAATTGATTGGCGTGTCGGCACTGAAAATAATGAATCTATTCTTGAGATGGTTAAGCTGTGTGAGACTTATGAGGAAGTAAGTGATGATGGCTTAACGTCAGAAACAAAAAAATGCACTCGTATAATCATGCTAAAAGACGGCAGGTGTGTTCATAACGTTTACGATGAAAGCGATAATCCAATCACAGAAGAATCAGGCGTAGAGATTAGACGGCATGATGGAAGTTACTGGAATAAAATACCCTTCGTTTTTTGTGGCGCTATGTTTAATGATGAAACGCCGGACAAAGCGCCTCTAACTGATTTTGTCGATTTAAATATCGCCCACTTTAGAAATAGTGCTGACTATGAGGAAAGCCTGCACCTTGTTAGTCAGCCTATGGTTTGGATGTCTGGAATCACGCAGCAACACTACGAGACTGTCTTAGGCGGTGAGCCGATCGTTATTGGCTCAAGAAACATGCTTATGGTTCCTGAGGGTGGCTCTGCTGGCGTGATACAAATAGCGGCAAACGGCATGGCTATCGAGGCCATGAACAAAAAAGAAGAGCAGATGATTAAGATCGGCGCTCGGCTTATTGAAGACAAAGGCGGCAACGAAACAGCAGAAGCCGCGCGAATTAGATTCGCAGGTCAAAACTCAAAGCTTGGCACATTGGTCGGCAATGTCCAGGACGCATTAATTCAGGCTATTCGCTTTGCTATGGACTTCATGGGCGGCGATGGAGAGATTGATCTTGAAATTAATCGCGACTTCTACGATAAGTCAATTGATCCGCAAACAAT